CAGACAACAAACCAAAACCAACTAACGAAAGCGAGGAATAGGCGATGGCTGTATTCTTAAGTAATGGAGTAGTAGTTACCCTTAACTCGGTGGCTCTCTCAGATCACGTCACTAGCGCAACTATTAATAGAGTTTTTGAGGAGCTTGAAGTTACCGCTATGGGCGATAATTCTCGTAAGTTTACTAAGGGGCTCGAGACAAGTACCGTAACTTTAGATTTTTTAAGCGACACAGCGGCAGCAAATGTAAACGCTACCTTGCAGGCCGCGTGGGGTACAACTGTACCTATTACGCTAAAGCAAACAAGCGCGGCAACTAGCGCAACTAATCCGCTTTACAGCACTACCATAATCGTAAATAACACTACCGATATTAACGGCGCAGTAGGCGATATTGGCACTCAGTCAATCACCTTTACCTGTAACTCAGTTATCGCAATTACTACTTTATAATCAATTAACTAAAGGGGCTAACAAATGGCAAGATTAAAGATTACTAGGGCTAGCGGTGAAGTTACCGAGCATCAAATCACGCCGCGCATAGAGTACAGCTTTGAGCTTTACGCTAAAAAAGGTTTTCACAAAGCCTTTAGAGATGACGAAAAACAAAGCGATGTTTACTGGTTGGCTTGGGAGTGCATACGTACCTTAGGTGAAACGGTGCCCCTATTTGGAGCAGAGTTTTTAGATACCTTAAAAAGTGTTGAGGTGCTAGACGATTTACCTTTAGCCTAGGGCGTGGCAGCCTAACCTACTTAGTAGCTCAGCTATCGATTAGGTTAGGGGTCGCGCCTCAAGCGGTACTAGATCTTGATCCCGAGATGTTTAAGATGCTAATAAAAGTGTTAAACGATGAAGCGGAGGAGGTTAAAAATGCCAGTAGAGCTAAAAGGCGTTAAAGAAACTATTCGCACTCTCCGCTTGGTGGACCCAGAGCTGCTCAAATCTATGAACAAAGAAATCAGAGCGGTAATGGTCCCGCTTCGCGATAAGGCTAGGGGCTATGCTCCATCGCCCCAGCCCGATAATTTATATGGCTGGTCAAAAAATGCCACAAAAACTAGAGTGCAACCAAAGTTTAATACAACTGGGCGGCTGCGCCTGTTTCCGTTATACGATCACGCCGAGGTAGTCAAAGGTATCTACTACTCACAGGCTCCAAGCAAGCGAAACAAAAACGGCTTTAGGGCGCTCTACTTTGTGGCTAATCGCAGCGCTGCCGGGTCAATTTATGAGACCGCTGGGCGAGCTAGTGAGCCATCTAAAAAAGGTTACAGATCTAATAACCCGGAGGCAGGTGCTCATTTTGTGAGCCGTATGGGGCCACTTTACGGAGACAAGCAAGCCGAGCGCGGGCGTATGATATTTAGAGCTTGGAAAGAGGACGGTGGCAAGGTTCAGGATGCCGTCATATTTGCGATTACTAAAACAATTAACGCCTTTAACCAAGGCCGCTATGGTAGTGCTGCATAATGGCCAGTATCCCAAATTTATTAGTTAATGCCGTAACTACTTTTGATGGCAAGGCGCTCGGCAAGGGCGAGAAACAAATAAACAAATTAAGCGGCTCAGCAAAAAACTTAGCTAAAACTTTTGGGTTGGCTTTTAGCGCTACTTCAATTCTTGCTTTTGGCAAGGCTTCAGTAAAGGCGGCAGCCGATGACCAAAAGGCACAAGTACAATTAGCCCTTGCACTTAAGAACGTGGGACTAGAGCGCGATGCCGCTAGCTCCGAGGCTTATATTCAGCGCCTACAGTCCGAGTTTGGCGTAGTCGATAACCTTTTACGGCCTGCCTTTCAAGGCTTGGCTATTGCTACCAAGTCAGCAAGTGAGGCCCAGCGCCTACTAAATATCGCTTTAGATGTCTCGGCTGCTACTGGCAAGGATTTAAGTAGCGTAAGTGCGGCTTTGAGTAAAGCCTATTTAGGCAATAACGCCGCACTCTCCCGCTTAGGGGTAGGAATATCTAAGGCAGATCTAGCTAGTAAATCTTTTTTTGATGTAACAGAACAATTAGCGGCAACCTTTAAGGGCTCGGCTCAAAAGTCCGCCAAAACTTTTGCCGGGTCAATCGCTAAGTTAGGTGTAGCAAGTGAGAACGTAAAAGAGATTATTGGTACTGGGCTAATCGATGCTCTTAAAGCCGTAGGTAAAAATAACTCCATAGATGAATTAACGGCATCTATAGAGTCTGGCGCTTTAGCTACCGGCGATTTTATACGTGGCCTTGGCGAAATCGCATCTTTTAATATTGGCGGCAAAAATAAAAGTTTTGCGGGAACTGCAATATCTGAATTAAAGAAATCTTTTAGTGCTGGGCCACTAGGTTTAATTACTAGATCAGGTCAAAAATCACGAATAGGCACCGGTGGAGGATTTGCTCAGGGAGCCCCGGCAGAGTATCAATCGGGCATAGATGCTAGAGCGCAGGCAGCCCGGGACAAGGCAGCAGCTAAAGCGGCTAAAGATGCAGCTAACGCAGCAGCGGCTTTACTTGCCGCTAGCAAAAAATCAACCTTAGCTAAAAAGAACGACTTAGCACTATCTAAGGCAGCAGCCGTATTTGACTCTACTCGGATTTCACTAGCTGCCGCTTTACAGTCTACCTTCGACAAAGAAACACGCCTACGCCTTGAAGCCTTGCAAGCAATAGAGGAGGATAACGGCGATCTAGCTATTAAAAAGATTAACGAGCTGGGAGCCTTGCAACGTAACGCCGACCTAATGAAGTTAGCGGGGATTACGGAAATTAGTAACGCTACGTTACTTGGACTAAATACCCAGTTACTTAAAGAGCTTCAAGTTATCAACAGTAGCAAGATGGCCGAAGCCGATAAAGAGTTAGCCAGACAAGATGCTTTTGGTAAATATAACTCAGCGATTAAATTAGCGGGCACTTTAGCGCTGGCCGAGAGTTATAGCGAAAGGGTACAGATCCAACTTACCGAGATCGCTCGCCTAGCCTCACTATCTAATACAACCGGGGCAAGTAATACCCTAGCCCTTTTAAGGCAAACGGTAGAGCTTGAAGTTATCAATACTATAGCCGCTGCGCAAAAACTCGCCGATGATAACCGACTTAATGCGCTGCAAAATTATATATCCTTACTTAGCAACGTTGGCGCAGGCGGCGGTGCTATTGGCCCGGGTATGTCATCTAACCCTTTTCAAAATCTCGATCGTAACTATGATATAGCTAATAATTTAATACCAGTAATACCGCCAAACCCTACTATTAGCACTTTAATACCCGGAGTAGATTACAACCCTAGCCAAAATCTTGATCGTAACTATGACATAACTATAAACGCTGGAGTGATAGCAGATCCGTTAGCCTTTACTGGTTTAGTGCAAGAAACTATCCAAAGGATCAACCGAGGCGGCGATCCCTTACTTGTAGCCGGTATTATTTAATGCCAGCTCCTACAATAAACGCCTTTATTAACTTTAGTACTGGAGCCTCTTTTGGCACGACTTTAATTCTAGGACAAGGCCTATTAGATACTGACGTACTTGGCGATGCACAAACTTTAATAGTCGATGTCTCTAACCTAGTAGATAGCGTAACTACAGTAAGGGGCCGTAACGCTCAAGCCGACGTATTCCAAACTGGCAGCTTAACCCTTCGGATAGTAGATCAAAACGGAGACTTTAACCCGCAAAATACCGCCGGGCCATACGCGGGCTTGCTTCAACCTATGCGCAAGGTGGCAATTAGCGGCACTTATGCCGGAATTACTTACCCAATGTTTTCGGGCTTTATAACTAGCTATACGACTTCTACTCCTAAAGATGTTGGCGAGGTTGTGTATACGACTATTACCGCCGTAGATGCTTTCCGCTTAGCCAATAACGCACAAATTGCAACAGTAGCCGGGACAAGTGCGGGACAACTTAGCGGGGCTAGGATTAATAACTTACTAGATGCTATCGCTTGGCCATCCTCTATGCGAGATATCGATCCCGGACTTACTACCTTGCAAGTAGACCCTGGTACTGCCCGTACAGCTCTAGGGGCTATGCAGACTGTGACCCTTTCAGAATATGGAGCGCTCTATGTAGATGCTTCGGGCCAATTTGTTTTTCAAGATCGAACGGTAACCGGCACTTCAGTAAATGTTAGCCCAGTACTGTTTAATGATAACGGTACCGATATCGCCTACTTTAATGCGTTATGGCGCTTAGATGATACGCAGGTTTATAATAGCGCTCAAATTACGGCAACTGGATTAACTACACAGAGCGCAAGCAATCAAGCCTCCATAGATAAATATTTTCTGCACTCTTATAATCAACAAGGCCTACTTATGCAAACTAACGCCGGGGCCCTTGACTATGCCCGAGCCTACGTAGCCTCTCGGCAAGAGACAAGTATTAGATGCGATGCAATAGAGCTAAACCTTTATCAATACTTAACAGATCCCGGGCCTATTGCTGCCCTTAACCTAGATTTTTTTGACCCAGTAACAATTACAACTACCCAGCCCGGGGGATCAACGCTAGTTAAAACTCTGCAAGTTTTTGGGATAGCTCATAACGTAACCCCTAATTCTTGGCGGACGACTTTTACAACACTAGAGCCAATAATCGACTCTTTTATACTAAACTCAAACCTGTATGGAATACTTGACACGTCAGTTTTAAGTTACTAAGGAGTAGGAAATGGCTAAACAGACCTTCGTTACAGGTAGCGTACTTACGGCTGCGCAGATGAACACGCTACAGGAAAACGATTATAACGCTACTGTGAGCACCAAAACCGCCAGTTATGTATTAGTCGCTTTCGATGTAGGTACTACTATTGTGCAAAATGTAGCAACTGCTAATACTGTCACAGTAAACACCGGACTTTTTACAGCGGGTGACACCTTACGTATTCAAAATATAGGCGCGGGAGTGGCAACAATTACCGCCGGTACTGCAACGGTAAATACTGCTAACACACTTGCCCTTCCACAATGGGGCAGCGGTATACTCTACTTTACCTCAACAAGTACCGCTATTTTCTTTCCAAGTGCGGGCGCATTATCGGCGACACCACCAAGTTTTTCTTTATTAAATACAGGAAATATTACTCCAAGTGGTAGTGCTTTTACTATTAGCGGTTTATCACCTAAAAATACTTTCGCCATTTTATTCAGGGAGCTTTCATCAACTAGCGGCTCAGCATTTTTAAGAATTGCATTTAATAATTCAATTGGTGGAAATCCTGCTATTAGTGCATCTGCTGAAAATAATTTTTTAGCGGCTTATGCCGCAACTAATGGTTATGGTAATTTTGGTTTTGGTACGGAAGTTAGAATTGCCAAAATGTCAACTCAATCGACTACATTTATGTCAGGTGGTTTTATTATTAATGGTTGTAACAGTGAAAATATTAAGTTTTTTACTTCTATCGGTAGTGGTGGCGCTGGGATTGCAAATGGGCAAACCTCTATTATTGGAAATGGCACTTGGGACAATGGTGCGGTCATTAGTCAGGTTACTGTCTCTCTATCAACAGGTACTTTTGATTCAGGCGAAATGTATGTTTACGGAGCATAGGGGATAAAAATGAAAAAATTAGATGTAGAGTTTAATATTATTACAGGCATAGAAACAATTACTGAGCGCGATGAAACTAAAGCGGAAGCAGCAGAGCGTGTAGCACACGAAATAGCACTTATAGATGATGCTAAAGCCGAAACAGACAGAGCAACCGCCAAAGCTGCATTACTGGCAAGGCTAGGCATTACTCCCGATGAAGCAAAATTATTACTGGGCTAATGAGCCTTACGAGTTATAACGGATACCCAGCCTCTAAGGATCCTGCCGAGATCGGTATAAAGTCCTACCTTATAAAAGGTACGGATCGGAAGGTGAGGGCGGCTGAAAGCGTGGGACATCTATTAGCCGCCTTTGCTTCAGAGTTTCATAACTTAATAGAGCCAATAGATGTAGGAGTCTTTGATGACTGGGGTTACGCCTTTCGTATGGTGCGCGGTACTATCGATAAATTATCGTGTCACTCATCCGGTACGGCAATAGATCTAAATGCGACTAAGCATCCACTAGGGGCAGTAGGTACTTTCCCAGCCGAAAAGGTCCCTATGATCCGGGCCCTTAGTAAAAAGTATGGACTAAAATGGGGCGGAGACTTTAAGGGTCGGCCAGACGAGATGCACTTTGAGGTAACAGTAAATATAAAAAAGGCTAAGGCCTTAATTCTAAAGCTTGGAATAGGAGCAAAAGATGAAAACAAAACTAATTAGCGCTGGGATGTCATATCTGCGAGCAGCGCTCGCCTCGGTCGCTGCCCTAGCTATGTCTGGCGTAACAGATCCAAAAGTATTAGCTAATGCCTTTATTGCTGGGCTACTCGGGCCATTACTTAAGGCGATAGATCCAAAGCAAACCGAGTACGGGTTAAACGCTAAATGAGCTGGGCGCTGCAGATTAAGATTACTAACAACACAAACTATAAAATTGATGTAGTAAATAACTCACTTGGGCTTTTGGCAACAGTCGAGACTGGCGCGGTATGGATATCCAAGCAACTAACCGATCCTAATAATGCTAATGCTATACGTTTTTTTGTCACCGATAATGAGTGGTATATGCAGGGCGGAATAAGTGCCGGGCCCGAAGCTGGCGTATATGTGGATAAGGGCTGGGAGTCACCTACAACTATTACGGCTTTATGGGATGCTAACGGTATAAAGTGGACTCAAACAGGTAACAACGGCTATGAAATCTTGGCGTGGGATCACTTTACCAAAGGCGGCTTAGTCTCAGTAACCTTTAACGAAAGCGCAGCGGCTAACTAATGGAGACGGCTCAGCTAGTAATCGGTGTTACCTTAGGCGGGTGCACCATTTTGGGGTTACTAGCTGGGCTGCTGCGCAAAATTGTCAAGTATTACCTATCAGAGCTCAAGCCAGACAATAACGGCGGCCATAACCTACACGGCAGGGTAGAGCGGATAGAGGCGCGAGTAGATCGGATATATGAGCTGCTACTCGAGGACAAATTAAAGAAATAAATACTTGGCGAGTCGTTGCAATTTGTCAGCTAGAGGGGTCATACTAAGAACACAAACGCCGGGGCTACTAGCGTAGGTTCGGCCTTAACAAAGGGCTAAATATGAACTATACAATGCAGGACAGCAATTTTAAGTATTGGGCTACATACAAAGTAATAAAGTTAGTGCCAGTTATTCCACGCAAATACCGTAACAAGATTGCCGAGCGTTATACATATATCGAGGCGATGATACGCAAGGGCTACGTTACCTGCTCAGATGATACATATGATCGAGTCGCTGATCTAGCTTGCGCGATGGCCATCAAATGACGGCAAACGAAGTATCTATATTCGTAATTATGTTTATATCGTTGATACTTACCGCTTCGATTACTTACTCAGTCGGATTTAAAGAGGGCAAGCGCGAGGGTTATACACTTGGGCGATCCGTCTCACGTCAAATAGGGAGCAGGGATAAGTAAATGGCCTTTGACCTTTCCAATTATTCAACGGTGGCAGAACGCATCGAGCTCTTTGTCTTAGAGCACTCTAATTTTAGAATTGACTCTCAAGTCTGGGATATTGTTATTGATGGCTCGGCATATGTGCGGGTTAAGGTATCAATCTATAAAGATGCATACGAGGAGTTTGCCTGGAGTGTGGGCTGGGCCCAAGAAAAGGCAAGTAAGCCTTTTGCCTTAGAGTCTTGCGAAACTAGCGCTTACGGCAGGGCTTTAGCTAATGCAAATTATGCGGCTAAACTTGGCACGCCTCGAGCTAGTGTCGAGGAAATGCAAAGCGTACCTAGTGCGGATACTTGGGACATACCAAGTTATACAACTGCAGCGCAAGCCGAACAGGCAGGCGTACCCAGTCACGGATCATCACAAGATGAGAGCGCCGAACGCATACCAGAGTGCCGTCACGGCGTTATGGTGTGGACTGAGGGCGTAGGTAAAAATACCGGTAAGCCTTGGGGCGCGTGGCGATGCCTTGCTACTAACAAGGCCGAACAATGTCAGCCCGCTTGGTATGTGCTATCAAGTGCTGGCAAATGGAAGCCGCAGGTTTAAAGATGACTATGAGCCAGCGCGAGTTTAATTTAATGAGCGAACAGCATAAAACTACATACCTTGCTATAGAGGAGATTTACAAAGAAATGCATATTAAAGAATTAAAAATATATGCTAAATATCAACCAACAATTAAAGCTTTTAAAGCCAAGCAAAAAATAGAATTAGACGAGTTATATAAATGGCGGAACTCACTATTAGACAAGTGCAGGTATAAGTAATGGGCGAAATAACCTACATAGCTAACGGTATCGCTACTACTATCCACGATGACGGCACGAAAACAAGTAGCCCGATGGATCAATGTGATCAATGCTTTAGCTGGGAGCCAAAATTAGGCGGCCTACTAATTCGTTTAACAGGTGGCGAGCCTGCAATATGGGTATGCGCTAAATGTCGAGCGTAACGCTTAAACACTATCGTTTTTCTTGCCGGATCTGTAAAAAGATTACGGATCAGATAGAGCGCTCAATCGATGATCGGCTACCGCCTAATGTAAAGGTGCTTCAATGCACTATATGTGGAGTAATGGGTGTATGCCAGTTAGCAGATAAGCCGTGCTAGATCTTGAGTTATACGAATTAACCGAGGCGGATTTATTCTATTATCTAAGGGCTAACTACTGGCCGGATCTTGATTACTCGCCTGATCATTATGACCGAATAGATGCGGTGACTAATTGGGGCGAAGCAGTAATAGAGCTCAAATGCAGGCGATCGCATTACTCTCAGATGATGATAGAAAAAGATAAGTACGATGCCTTAATAAATATGGCGGATGAGCTAGATTATAAGGCTGCCTACGTAAACTCTACGCCGCTTGGAATATACCTATGGGATATAACCGAACGTAATATTAATTGGAGTACGGCTATCTTGCCTGCTAAAAGCTTTAGTCAGACTTTAACCTACACTAATAAAGTAGTTGGGTATCTGCCTATATACGATGCTCGGGCTTTGGTTTATAAATGAATAGTTATCCACAGGCGTTATCCACAGCCTTACTAATCTTGTGTATAACTAATTAGACACGCCGTATTATGCGCTTAAAGTTATCCACACCCTTGACAGGTACGGTACGCTCAAAGACCTCAGGTAGAGCCGCTAGGCGAATAGCTCGAGCTGGGGGCATTGTGCTATTGGCCGGGTATTGTGTATATGGCTCTACACCTAATGTAATGGCAGTTACTACATATAAAGATATAAACAATTATAAACTCTATGCGCATATTAAGATTGTAGATGCTAAGCAATATCGCTGTCTTGAGCTGCTATGGAACCGTGAAAGTAAATGGAATCCAAGAGCTCATAACCTTAAATCTACTGCCTATGGCATACCTCAACTACTCAAGCTTAAAGAGTTAGATCCTTATGTGCAGATAGATTTAGGTATTAAGTATATTAAGCATCGGTACGATACGGCCTGCAAAGCGTGGGCTTACTTTAAGCGAAAGGGTCACTATTAATGGTAAGAGGCAAGCAAGATCCCAGAGTATCTAGAGACTATAAGGTTCGTAGATTGGTAGTGCTTGCTCGTGATGGGTTTATCTGCGCTTATTGTGGGCAGGATGCAGATACAGTCGATCACGTTATAAGCATTGTTAGCGGTGGAGATCCGCTTAGCCTTGATAACTTGGTGGCTTGTTGTCGTAGGTGCAATAGCTCTAAGGGTTCACGCTCAAATGGTGTTTTTTTAGCATTAACTTCTACCCCCCCTGCCTTTCCGAGCAATTTCTCCCCAAAAACCACCAGCACAGTCCTTGCCGGGCCCTGTGAGGGCCAATCTAGGCAGGCTTGATAGGGATATGACCAAAACTAAACCGCCTCGCTTGGGGGCTACCCAGCCTCGATTACATAGCCCTTACTTAACTGG